AGGTGTTGTAGAGGATATTGGTGATCCTTTAAAACTCGGTAGATGTCGCGTGCGTATTTTTGGTTTCCATGTTCCAGATAAAAACAAAATCAAGACCGAAGATTTACCGTGGGCATACCCGGTACAACCCATCACTAGTGCTGCTTTATGTGGCATAGGTGAGTCCCCCACTGGGTTGTTACCGGGATCCCACGTTTTCGGTTTCTTCCGTGACGGCGATGACGCCCAGCAACCTATCATGTTGGGTTCGATTCCCGGAATACCACAAAATCCATCAAATCCAAATGAAGGATTTAGTGATCCGAGTGGTATCCTTCCATTCGAAACGTCGAAGCACGGACACTCTCAGGTTGGAGAGCAGGACGTAAGTAGACTTGCAAGAAATGAGAACGTAAACGATACTGCGATTGGTAAGAAGGCGCAAGACACTTATTATCAAGGTGTTCCGACTGCGAATAGTTCTGGTGGCAATTGGAACGAACCACAATCACCATACTTCGCAATCTATCCGTTCAATCATGTCAAGGAAACTCTATCAGGACACATCCAAGAATTCGATGACACTCCCGGCGCAGAGAGAATCCACACCTACCACAAATCAGGAACCTTCAATGAGATCCACCCAGAAGGCACAGAAGTGCATAAGGTTGTTTCTGATAAGTACGAACTGATTGCGGGAGATGAATATGTTCATGTTCAAGGAAACGTAAACCTAATCGTTGGTGGTAAAGGTGAAGGTGAAAAGGACAGCAACATCACCATACTCGTTCGCGGAAACGCAGGACTTGAAGTGGGTGGAAACGTCTTCGGTAACATCAAGGGAGACGCAACTCTTCAGATAGAAAAGAGTCTAAATGCAGAAGTCAAGAGCAACATGACTATCGGCGTAAAGGGTTCTACTGTGATAAATACTGCTGGTGACACCGAGATAACATCGAAGGGTAAACTTAAACTCTCCGGTGATGCAGGTGTGGAACTGACATCATCAATGGGCGAAGTAAACATGAACTCGGCAACTGCATCTGTAAATATTACAGCAGCAACGACGGCAATGTTCCAGACGATCAGTGGTGGTATTGAAATTATGGCACAGGGCGCTGCTTCAACGGGGAAGTGGGACGCAAGTGGAATTAAATTTAACGCAGCATCGATTGATCTAAACTAATGCCAGCAGATAGACCAAATACAATTACAATACACTTAAACTCCAACGATTCTGAGTGGTTTCCTGAAGGATCGGCGGGTTGGGACACTCGCTTTGGTGTGGGATGTGAAGACAATACAAGACAAGATTCTGTTCCACTTGTTGGTGAACTAGGAGAATTGCCATGGTCTCCTCGCACAACTGGTCCACCCAATAATTTTATTCAACCGATTACACAGATGACTGGTGTTCGTTTTGAACCACTTGACGGAAACAATATTCCAAACTTCCTAGTACCATTCTATGATTGGGGTGTTCGTGCTGCTTGGTTCGGAAAGGCCCAGCAGGAAGATCGCCTCTCGTTCGGGGATTACTTTGAACTGTTATTTGATACTCCAGAAGCAAGACAATCTTTCATTGAGGTTTTTGGAACTGACGTAAAAATGACAAGGACAGGAAAGGATTCTACAGATCCCGACAATCCAATCATCATCTTCGAGGAGAGACAATATACAATCAATCGATCCGACTCTCAAATGGAAAGTAATACTACTACATGGGGAGAACAGACTTTTTACATGTTGTCTTGGAAGGATGCTCCCGCCGAGATCGAGACGAATCCACCAACACCGACTATTATTTCAGATACAGTTGATCTTCGACTTGTTCCACAAGTATCAACAATCATTGATATTGAATTTATAAATGCGACTGACGTTATTGATATCATGGGAACATGTGATACCCAAAACATAAATCCATGTGATCCAGTTGCTCCACCAGAATGTAATAATGACGGAGATTGTACTTCATGTAATTCTAAATGTATCTCAGGGACTTGTATATGTGAAGACTGCCCTTGTAACAGTGTGTGTCTTGATGTGGATATGGCGGGGGTCCCCAGTCAAACCATTGGAGTACGAGAACTTATTGACGGTGATCAAGAAAATTGTGTAGATTGTGTCCATCCAGTGTTCGGGTCCGTCTTCTGTAATTGTCTGCCGGCGATCGATGGTGGTATATGCCGACTGGCAAGGGATCAAGAGGATGGGACTAATTGTGATTGCAAGGTAGGTCATGTTTGTTGTGAAAACTTTATTAACGGAGTTAGTGACTCCTTTAACTGCTGCAATGCACAGGAATTCGGTGCCAACGGGCCAGGGAACATAGTACAAAGGTGTATTGATGGATTTGGTTGTGCCCAATCTGCTTGTGAGGTGGATGCAGATTGTGGCAATGAATGCACAGAATGCAGTCTAAACGAAAATGGTGTGGGTACATGCACACCGAAAGACAACGAAACTTCATGTGGAACTGATGGGTTAAATTGCACATGGTGTCAAAATGGGGAGTGTGTAGACAACCCCACAACTGATAACTGTAATTGTCCCGGACAGGAATGTGATCCCGGATTTGACTGTTGTCCCGGTGGGTTCTGCTGTCCTTCAGAATTCGGATGTGGTGAGGGTAGTGGTTGTGATCAGTGTGATTCAGACGGCGATTGTCCACCGTGTGAAGAATGTAGTCAAATACCAGGCGGAAATAGGTGTACGGTAACTGACTGTGATCCTTGTTTTACCCGCGAAGAACCTGATTGTGAATGTAACATTCCGGTTTGCCGAAACTGTGAAGAGTGTACCAGTTCTGGGGATAATCATTTTTGCGTTGAAAATTGTCCAGTATGTTCTAGTTGTGATGGAGATGGTAATTGTTCAGATCCACCTTTTTGTCCGACCGGAACAACGCTAAACCCATCCACATGTCTATGTGATGATAACTGTGAGGATTGTCAAATCTGGAATGGTTTAGTGTGTGAGACTGACGAAACTATATGTGGTTGTTGTGATACTTGTCTTCCAATCCCCGGAACTGTGTTTTCTGAATGTACATCTTCCAACAATAATAACTGCCCTAACGGACAATTTTGTGTAGATTGTCAATGTCAAGATCCCGGATGTCCGGTTGCTTGTACTGGTTGTCTGGTGTGTGATCTTTCACAAGGAACTGGAGTCGGGTTTTGTAATACACCCCAGAACATGGGATTACCAGATCCATGTAATGGTACATGTCAAGAGTGTGAATTCTTAGACTTTCTTAATGGTATTGGTCAATGTGGGAACTCGACTTGTGACGGAGACTGTTGTGATGATGGATCGTGTTGCTCGGCAGGAAACAAGTGCTGTGATGACTTTACCGACAACTCAATTTATTGTTGCGTCGAGGACGAAGTATGTTGTGGAGATGGAACCTGTTGTCCGAACGGACAAATATGCTGCGAAGGAAGTTGCTGTGATCCTGCCGCGTGTGAAAGTTGTGTACCGGGAGTTGGTTGTGTAGAATGTGCTGACACTCCGTGTGGTAGTTGTGTGGGTGGATCCTGTGTGGGTGGATGTCCGGACTGTAAATTCTGTCAGGGTGGAGATTGCGTACCGGATCCGACTAGATTATGTGATCCGACTTGTCCATTCAACTGGTGTGACGAAAATAATTGTACACCTGCCCCATCGTGTGAGTCGGAGTGTCAATGTTCGGGACAGAGTAATGAACCATGCACATGCTTTCAAGGCGCACCGCTCTTCGCGTTGATGGATTGTATCTGTGGTGAGGATCCACCAGAGGAAACACCCGGTGCATGTTGTTCACCGTTTGGTGTGTGTTCCCAAAGGACACCAGAGGATTGTGCCCGGATCGGGCACACCTTCAGAGGCGGCCGATGTAACCCCAATCCTTGTTCTCTCCCCGGTAGTGGTTGATCATTGATTTTACTAAATAGATGTGTACGATATTAAGAAAATTTAAACGAGGAAACCATGGCCAGTATAAATCAAAACTACGCAAATCTGTTGACACTTAGATTTTATAATGCCCTGTATGCACCTCCAGTAGTCAAACCTTCTGAATTACCGAATCTATCTGTATTTTCAAAGAAATCTGCGACAAAAGGACCGGTTAGTTGTTCTGGTAAATGTTTACAAACTAAATTGTCTAAGATTGACATTACAATTAAATTTACGGAAGATTCGTTTGGTGACGAAACAACATCACTACAAGAATATAAAAGATGTCTCAATGCGGTTGTAACTTCTACTATTAATGAAGAAGAAACTAGCGAGTGTTTTACTGCTGCTGACTATGCATCCGCGTTAGATCGATACGGGTTAGGAGATGGAAATCCTTATCGTGCGTTTGCACTTGTTCCTTCTACTAATTCGACTGATTCAGTTACCTTGTCGGGAGAATCATTTATTATTCGTGATGCAGGATCGTGTGACTATTGTCTTCACGCAAATAAATTATGCACATCAACAAAGAATAGATCCTATACCCAAACACATAAAGTGTGTCAAAATAGAATCGGAAAAATATCGTCATCTCCTGGTCCAAATTTTCCAAATGTTTCCCCGGAAATTCAGGAGTTTCGGTCCGGTGGATATGACACATCTTGGATTTTTAGGGAGGCCCTCCTTGGGTTTGTAAACTCTGGTGGTTTACAATTTGAAACTAATTGTGGATGCGAAGAAACACCTCCAACTAAACCTGTAGGTAACGTAAGTTCATTAGAATCTTCAATGACAAACACCCTTTCTGGAAGAACAACCATATCTACTCAGGGTACACAACCATCACGATCCGTTTCTACAAGATCGACTTCGGGTGGTGGATCATACTGAGAATGGTGGTGAACTATGTCCGATGAATTAAATGACTACCAACGAGCGACAGATCCGGATGTTGATAACGAAGAAGATCTGTATCAAGATACTCAGGAAGATGCACCGGAAAAATCTATCGAAGACAGACAGGGTAATATAGAATTACCGACTGGATCTGGTTTATCTATATCTAGCACTTCGATCGATGGGGGAAACGTAAATAATAAACCAAAGGGTGGTCCCCGGAAGTTTTCGAAAACTGAATCAATAGGTAAAAAGCAAACAGAGTCTTTTGATCTCAAGTCGTTCGCTGTTGATATACCCGAAGATTCCCGACCAGTTATAACTCAAGAAGATGCAGAAGTCCCACTCAGATCTGGTGCAACCGGATCTCGGGGCCCAGCAGGTTCACAGGGTCCTCGCGGCCCACAAGGTAGACAGGGTGAAATGGGACCGTGTTGTACTGGACCAGATCTTAATGTAGATGACACGGGACTTACCTTATATGGGTTGACGTTAGGTATAGATCCAGACGCGATCGTTGCAGTTGCCGGAATTTCTGTTGGTTCGATCACTGCTGATATATTACATGTCGCAGATCAAATAAAATTTCCTAATGGTATGACTGCTGCGTCCGTCGTTACTACGGTGAATGGCGTATCTGGTGATGTTACACTAACCGATCTCGTTGGTGTCGCTACATTCAATGGTGCTGCTGGAGATGTCCAAGGTGTATCAACTGTCAACGGAGCAACGGGTGATGTTACACTTACTGATCTTGTTGGTGTCGCTACATTCAACGGAGCAACAGGCGGAATAACAAGTAGCAACCTTATCCTACACGTTGCAGGACTTTCATCAGACGGCGGTATTACTGTCGGTAGTGACATACAATTTGGTGGTAATCATAGTATTTTAAATTCGTCTGGTGATTCTATTTTTAAGGCAGATGTCGGCACAAACGTAAGGATTGGAGATTTGGACGGTGTAGGAAATAGTAACACTATTTTTGTTAGAGATAGCCATGATGTAATTACATTGAACAGCACCACCATCAGTACCAATGCGGATATCGTCTCTCTCAACGCGGCCACGGTGAAACTCCCGGATGAATTACAACACAGCGGTGATGAAGACACAAAACTTTCATTCCCGAGTGCAGATAATTTAGTTCTGATGGCGGGTGGTGTTACGTTCGCACACGGAACCGCGACTGGTCTTTATGCTCCAGCAGGATTATCTGCTGATGGTGGTGTAACATTCGGATCAATCAACTCCGCCGGCGCACTTCAGGTAGATGGTAACATACACACAGACGGAGGAATCTCAGCGGACGGTGGTATCAGTGGTGGGCATGTTCATTGTGCAACACTGACATCAGACGGCACCTCAACTGTGGGTGGAGTTATCATGAGTGGTGGTGTGATGGTAGGAACCGCAACCAACTCACTTGCATGTTCTGGTGCGGCCGCAACGGCGACGACTGCTGCTCAAGTGCAATTGCAAGGGAAAAGTGATGATAATGATTATAATATCATTTTTGCAGATCATGCTCAGGGGGCGGCAACAGCAAATCTTGCAGCAAAGGTAGACAGCGGCACTGGTGCTGATGGGTTGATCTACAATCCCGGCACCGATCTACTTTCGCTTGGTGGCATTTCTGCTGGTAGTGGTGTTACTTTAAACGCAGGACTTCACGTTACTGGTGGATCTACTTTCGGAAGTGCGATAAACTTCCAAGATAACCAACTCGAAAGACCCAAGTTCAAGGACTACGCAGAAACTGTAAATGCAATCGGAACAATCACTGGTAATACTGCGATTGATTTCTCTGCCGGTAATGTGCAGACTGTAACCGGAAACGGAAACTGTGAATTTAGTTTCACGAATCCACCAGCAACTGGCAATGCAGGAACCCTCACACTCCTGATCACAAACGGTGGTGCAAACACAACAACTTGGGCATCAGCAGTCAAGTGGCCCGGTAATGTTGCACCAACACTCACGGCATCCGGTATCGACATTCTATCGTTCGTCACAATAGACGCCGGATCAAACATCTATGGATTTGTAGGTGGAATTAACTTCTCATGATTGGTGCAAGTAGAGCAGCAAGCGGAAGAGCATATCAAGTATTGAGTACCACGAACATCACTTCGACAGGCACTCAAACATATACCATACCTTCCGGAGTTGTTTTCATCGAAGTCGAGATGTATGGTGGTGGAGGCGGCGGTGGAGTTGGGTCAGTCGCCGGTGGTAGAGGTGGATCGTCACACACCAACGGTCAAGGCGGTGGTGGTGGTGCATATGTCAAACACCAAATTCGAATAACAGATCTTCGTAAAGATGACACTTTAACTTTTACGGTAGGTGCAGGTGGTGCAAAGGGCGCAAATGCATCGTCTATGGGAAGTGATGGAGGAGACACACAACTCACTTTACACAAAAGAAGTAGTAGCACAATCACCACATTCAGTGATATCATAGCAGGTGGTGGTGAGGGTGGAAGAAGTGCAACTGCCTTCGGTGGTGGTCTTCGAGGTGAAGGCGGTGTTGCACAAAATGGAAATTTAGTAAACACGGACGGTGGAGATGCTACAAATAGAACTTTTGGTTCTGGTACTGCCATAGCAGGAACTGATGGTGGTGATGGTGCAAATCCCGATGGTGGTAATGGTGGTGGTGCTGGAACTGAAGGCGCACTTGGTTCTGCTGCTGCGGTAGGACAGGTTCCCGGTGGTGGTGGTGGAGGTGGTGCTTCAGAAAACAACACTGCGGCCAATGATGGTGGTGCTGGAAAAGTAATCGTAAAGGCGTTTGGTTGACGTATAAATAAACTGGAGGAGATATCATGCCAGGAATATCAAGAGTCGGAATGGACACGGCCGGAAATACAATCTTAACAGGAAACTCAAACGTCAAGGTGAACGGAATGCCTGTTGCACACATTGGGAGTTTGATTGCAAATCACTGCGGCGGAGATTGTCCTAACCAACACACTGCCCCCGTTATAGTGACGGGATCTGGTATGGTTAGAGTCGGCGGAATACCAGTATGTCGTGCAGGTGATGCCGCATCATGTGGACACTCAGCAACAGGTTCAGGAAATGTGAGGGCCGGATAATGCCATTAAGTCTAGAAGATTTCAACCCACTCGATCCACAGTGCGATCCCCAGACACAAGATCTTGGTCAAACTTCACTAGACATCATCAACGATGTGATGACTGGCAACGCCTTTCAGAACCCCGTTGGCACGATCGTCAACACAGCGAAGGCAGTTGCACAGGATAACGAACTGTCTATCACAAATATCTTAGATAACCAACCACCCGCCGGTGAGGCAGGTGGTCTACAACAGTCAACTATTGATGCACTACAGAGTATGAACAATTTGCTCGGTGAATTGAACGGACAACCCGGCGCACAAATCGGAAGTCCAAACGCAGGAATTCTCAACAACATCAAAGACGCAACGGACAGAATGTCTGGTGCTGTCAACACACTTGATGCCAATGCCTTCAACCAGAATAATATTGTGAGTCTGTCTGATACATTCAACAGCATGAAGGCAAACCTTCGACTTCCCGGACAGGATGTGATCGAAGATAACTTTGGACCAAACTTCAATTTAATTCTTGAAGACGGTGGACTTACACTGATGCAATCGGTCGGTGCGTCTAACAATATACTTCAACAAACAATTGGTTCATTCCTTGGTGGTGACATCCAAGAAAATGAACTTGTTCAACAAGTAACTGATCTCACACTTAACCTAACCGAAACAAAAAACAATGCGTTGGACAGTTACAACCAAACAGTTTCTAATCTCTCTAACATGAGAGACATGGTACAGAAGTATGGAACTGCAAACACTTTGATTGCGGCAGTACGATCGAATCCGTGTTGGACTGGTCAGTTAATGAAGGAGTTTGCAAATCCTGATCTTCAGGGTAAACTCGATGCACTACAGGCATTTGAGCAAGGAACGTCAATCCCGTCAGGAACATTCTCGATCCCAACTCCAGAGTTACCAGAAGCACCTCCGTTTGTTGCAGCAGGTGCAGATGCAATCAATCAAGCAAAGGAAAAGGCAAATGAACTCGCCGGAGAAGTAGGAAACGCTGTTAGATCAGTGCAGTCGGGCATCACGGAGTTTGCTCAGGGTGCAATAGATACTGTATCTGCTTCAGCAAAGAATGCGATTGCAGGTATTCAGGAATCGTTGGGTAGTGAGGGACTCCTCGCCATGTCAGCAAGTGAAGCATCCACAACAGAACAACGAGCATCAGAAGCACAAAACGTCATCGGAAGACTCGGATAATATGTCATCATTTTCTGCACCAAGATTATTTTTACCAAGATACGCCGATGGTGATATCTATGGGTTTAGTGTCTTACTAAACAATGAACCCGGAGGTCTAGACGACAATTTTCCAGTCTTCCCTCACTGGTCTGATGGACAAGATTCAAATGGTGGAGTAACTGCTGGACATAATACAAGAAACAATACTCGCGGACAAATAATTGGTGTTGGTGCTGTTGGTGGAAACAAGGACAGTGTAGACTCCAATGTTACTAAGTTGTCTTCACCACTCGAACTCCAAGATATCATGGATGCGAAAACTGAGACTGGTCTCAACAATGTGAAACAACCTACATTTTTCGAGTATGCTTGGTATGATCCCACGGAAAACGAGGAGGGGATCGAGGGGGTGCAGGGTTCAAACCTTTATACATTTTCTGCTGCATTCCATGAAGTTTATTATATTACTCCTACCGGAAAACTGCGGAATATGGGAACGCGGTATAACACAAAACCGGCAATCGCAAATGCATTTAGAAACATCGGTGGACTGGTCAGTTTAGGTTTAGATTGGCGAATGTTAGAATTGTGGGAAGAAAACCCAGACAACTTTGGATACAATCCAGACATCAATTTAAAGCACATATGTGTCGCCTCTGATGAGTGTATAATAACTCTAGACACCTTTGGTACGATCCGTATTGTTCAGGCAGGAACATCTGGTGTTGAGTTGACTTCGTTGATGGGTGAACTTGATTATCATCATATTGTGTACTTCAATAAAGAAGATCTAGAGGATAATTTTTGGATTGACGAAAATGGAAATACTGTTTCTGTACCCAATGTTGATTTTGTCCAATGTTGGGCATCTGGTGGAGGCACGACCGCACAAGGGATATGTGTATGGGGACTGAAACGAGATGGAACTCTATACTATCAGGACTTACACAATATGGTTTGGTTTGATCCAGACTATTGGAAACGCGATACGTTTAATGGTGGTTTTGACGCGAGCGGAACACTTGGTGGGGAAGATGTTCAACCGACCGTCAGAGAAAAGGGAAAATATAGAAGTGAACCATTTCGTATACAGAAACTGGAACCGCCTGAGGAAGAAGATGATCCGTCTGTACCCGGAACATGGTTGCCCAAAGGACCACTTGTAATCAATCCATATCATGGTGCAAAAATTACCGGAACTCTCCCACAGAACGATGAAAACGGCCATCCGTTGGTTCGAGATCTAAACAATTATCGTTCTGTAAGACAAACAAGAAGAGGAAGTACCGTACACCAAGATCAAATTGAAACATACTTTGATTTTTCTGTTAGTGCAATAAACGATCCAGTATACGGACCGAATTCAGTTCATCCGGGTTGGGTATACGAAGCAGGAAGGAACTCTCTGAATCAGATTCCAGTTAATAGCAATGGCAACAGATTCAAGGTTATTAGTTTGTTTGATGGGTATGGTCATGGTGGAGGATGTGTATGTGTTGATCCCGATGAACCAATTGGAGATCCAGTGGCACTCGGGCATCCAGATCAAATGGTAGAACCTGTGTTGTTGAATAGTTGGGTTCCGAATGTTCACAAACATATGTACGAACAACTCCATAAAATAAAAAGATATAGAGTTGTAAAAAATGGACTTGATTGGCAAACAATTTCAAATATATCAGAAACGCCCGATCCTGTTGGTTATGAATTCGATCAGGAATTGTTTGATTTACTTTACAAAGATAATACAACCGGAGCATATATCCCACCAAGAAGAATCTCTTCCTCAAGAAGAAACTTTACTATTATGTCTAATACTGGTATGGTTGCATCGTTTCAGGGTGGGGGTGGTGTAAACGAAACGGGCGATGCTCTTAATGGTCCAACTATTGCACCACTTGTAAATTATGAAATAGATCCTGATAACCCAGATCAAATTAAATTGATGTTGGATATAAATGGTAAGCAGTCTAGCGAGGAGTTTGGTAACTGGTTTTACAATTACGATCCCCCAATCGGTGAGAATTTCGGAGATCCGGTGATACTCGAAGAAAATAATATAAATGCTTATCTTCGGCATGGTGCTATACCACAGTGGGGTGTTAACATCTTTTCAGATGATGGAGCGGATCCTACACACGGTCCTCATGACATCAGCGGACCTAAACCAGAGAACAATGGTAGGTTTGGATTTGGAAATATGCCCAGACGACAGACTAATCAACGGGGTCCAATTGGATCCATTCCGGGGTTGTATGATAAACCATTTACAGATATGAGTGCCTTTGCAGGAAGGCCCGCATGGGCGATTCATTATTTTGCTTGGACAGAACACGTTGGTTATGAATATGAATCGAATTATTGGAATCAAGATTCGTTAGTATACATGTGGTCCGGGAAAGATATTGTTGGAGAAACCATATTTACAGATCCAAATTTCAAAAAAGGATCTTCTATTATACAGGTTTGGCACGCTGGCGAGGGTAGTCCGTTTGAACCATTCACAACAGATCCTGTCGTTTGGTGGTCGGGACAGGGAGACAATATCAATGCTGTATTCCAAAGCGGTATTGTTGATTCTTGTTCTTACTATGAATCCGAAATGTCTGCGGCAGTTATGCCTCCTTTGACCCTTCCCCTAATAGAAGAACGTGGTGGTGGGGATTTCGATCGACCACTCGATCCGGATCCACCATTCTCTTCGGAGGAACTGATAAATATAACGCAAGACACAGAATCCGGACCCTATCCACTGAGGGTGGCGGAGGAAATCCGGAACCAGAATGTGGGGATTCTGCCGACGAAGGAACCGACGATCCCGATATAGACAAAGATGACGAGATAATACTTCCATGACATGGTTTAGAAATATTTTTGCAGATACACTATCATCCAACAACGGTGCATTGACTGTTGTAGATCTTGGGGCGAGTAACAGGATAACCTTTCGAGAAGTTCCAAATGCAATCGAATATACTTTGTTTGTCCGACCCATTGGTACTTCTCAGTGGATTCAAGTAGATCAACAGGATGGGACTGGTACGCTGAGTCCTTTTGTTGATGCTTTTGCATGGAGCAGTGAACGAGATCCGATTGACATCGAATACAAAGTAACGGTTACAAAGTCTATCCCGGTAATTGCAGATGGATACTATACTACTGGTGTTTCTGGGAAAGATGATCAGACAACAGACCCTGATCCTGCAAATAGAACTCCTGGCATGTATGAGAAGGTGTCATACTTTACTGGTGGAGATATAGACGTTAACGAAGAATTATCTTCTAGAAGTGACTGGAGTATCGAAAATTCATCTGGAAAATATGACGCAACTTTCTCAACTACTTTTGATGCTATAACTGTATTTAACGGCACGACTATAAATTGGCGTGATACTGATTCTTCTTCTATAATTGCTTTGAATGATGCAGACTTTACTCAACACTTGTTCTTGTTGAGAGAGAATTGGGTCAACTACATGGCAGATAACATTCGAACTAAGGTTGCTGATGGTAAACTGGTGATGAGTGAGATTGATTCGTACTGTTCAGATCCAGAAATTAAGCAAGCAGATAGAGCATTTGAATTTGGATTAGCGATTGCCGCATTGTATCAACATGGAAGTGATTCAAACCTATATACGCCAAATGATCCAGATCAACTCGACACGAATCCCTACTTTGATTTTGATATAAGCACAGGTAGAGCAACTGCAACATCTAAGGCAAATATATTTGCTAGTGTTTGGTGTGAAGGGATGTATTTCCGACTACTGCAAGAAGAATTTCAAGATCTAGAACTCGAAGGGAAATTTGTACACTATAATCTGCCATACAGGTTCCCTTCATCCTCACTAAATGCATTTAATAGTTCAGAAACCCTCGGTGAATTAAACCGCACACAAAGAACTCAGTTTTTACTGAACGTATTCAAAACAATGGCCGGTGATGGAATAAATGAGATCATAGGCCTTGAACATGAAATTCTTCAGTCTGTATATAACTTGTGTGGAACCTTTGTTGATTTTTATCCTCCACACTTCGCAGATGAAATTGATTCTTGGATGGCCTTGATAGATGCTATTGAAGCATTTGGAACTCCCGGAAAAAATACTATAATGGCGAGTGGGCAGTTCAACACATCATATGATCTGTTTAATGTTGCATGTGAAGACTGGAAGTCTGAACCAGACTTGGTGAGCAAACCATACTACAACGAAAGTGATTTTTCCCTAATTACAACACCCCCAGAGCAGGGAGTAGTTTCAACTATTCCATTGTGTGTGTGGTTGTATATACAAGAGTACATCACAAACAACACAAATATCAACTTACAAAGGTTCTATCAGTTCGGAATCGACAGTGCAATATTTAACTACAGTGGATCTGATAATCATATCAACAGAATAAATGCACTAAGTTCTGTTGTTGATGGGTTTGGTACACCTTACAGCACACCCCCAACAGAATCTGATAAACAAAATTATGCTGAGTATAGGGCGTATGGACAATATAACAAAAACAAAGACTACACAAACATTCCCCGAGGCGGGGGTACAGAACAATTTTTCACACCAGATCGCCGGCCGTTGTATGCAGAAGCGTATGGTGCTGCAAGATCAGAAAGAGGCGATAGAGAGCGTTGGGGTGTTGCATCAATCGGATATAGAAGAACACCTCTTGCCGGATCTCCAGAAGCAGATTTCAATAATGTACAGAAAAATGGTCGTCTCTTGTGGGTCAGAAATCAAACTAGAGATCTTATTCCACTAGGTTATAAACGATACAGTTTTACAAATATTCAGGGTTGGACAACATATGATGCAGGTGGTGGCAATTCTCCTGCTGTATTCCAACCACACTTTCCATCGAATCCATTTTCTGGACTAGAACTCACAGAAGCAAAGGTATACCTAAATCAACTAGGAACAGATTTTCATATATCACCGACACCATTCACTAATAATGGCAGTAATGGTTTTAGTGATCCAAATTCAATCCCGGCCGGTACACCCGGAGATAATAAGGCCTCATGGACGGCAGCAATCAGTTTCCTTCGAAACGAACTTGCAGCGAATTCAGTTCCCCTCCAAGATCAACAGGTTGTTGCTTATACTGGTTATCGTCCCACATACACTGATAAATCAATGACGCAAGTTGATCGTAGTCTTCTTGGTGTTTCTAAGCAAAGCAATCGAGGTAGCGGTGGAGATCGGTGGTCTGGTGAAGGAGATTCTCCGGCGTATACTCCTGATGTTGGATTTGATGGAGAAAGACCTGGATACTCATATTCTGTTGAGGGATTTGATGATTGGTGGGGCCTAGAAGTTGCGGGTTGTAAGACTCTAGGTTTTGACAGCATTGGACTCGATACAGGCACATTGATGTATATGAACTCTGGTGGGATGTATAATACAGGTGTTGGAGATAAGGAAGTAGGCATAAGACAGGGCAACACAGATCTTCATAATCTGTTTAAGGAAAATTATGGTGTGCGGACTTTCACCGAAGCAGTCGCTTTAAACTACGGTATAAATCCAAAGGATCCTGTACCGTGGACATCTGCTGATCAGAACAACGATCAATCATATACTGCGGGTGCTATGTGGGCCTACTTTGGTTCATGGTGGGGTTATGTTGGTGCTGATAACAATCTCGATACCTATGGAACTAGTGGTACGAACGGAATTATTGGAGAACCTGTTGGTGGTAAAGTTTGGTTTAATGATGGCAACCAGCAAATTGGAGAATTCGGTTCTTCGTTTAATCCTGCAACCAGCGAAGTACACTGTGTGTTTCAGTGGAACGACGGAATCACAAGTTATGCTACCGCAAAGGTTATCAGACAGCGTGGATGGACTGTGATGAAACAGATTATGTACGACTATCATCAGGCCGGTATAGTTGTTAGCGTTGGTGGTAGGTTCTTCATGGAGAGTGGTGGATACCTCGATGGAACCACCAATCAAAGAGTTACGTCAGATATGTTCTTTGGATTTGTTCAGGATCTTTCTAATAACCTGATCACCGAAAGACCAAGACCACACACTTTGCGTGATAGAATTGGTGCAGGGACAAACCAGGCCGCATTTGTTCCAGATGAAATTTTGAATGGTGATCCACACTCCATGTTCTTCCTTAGTGATTGGGCAGCAGAGGCCACTTGTAGGAACTTACCAGTATGTGATGATGAGGATCTTGCTATATACGCAAACAAAACGGATCAAGAAATATTTGATAGATTTAGGAACACTACGTTAAATTCGATAGACGGTAGACACAATGTTGTCAGGAATACTTACCTTAACGCCGCCAGCACCGGATATGTTCAGTTAGACATAGAACACCCCCTGAACTTCGGTTTTCTTATGGATCCTCCACGACTGGAAGATACATCTTTTGATCCTATTACTGAACCAGATTTTGCTGCTAAACTGACTACATTTTGCGAAGGACTTGTCCGAAGAATTCAAATCTTCAAGCAACACTGCCCAAACATAAACATAGGAATCTGGAGATTCTCAGATGCACAGAGAGCAGCGATCCCCGGAGAACAAGAACGATCTCTGGATATCCAAAAATTCTGTTCACAAGTTGAATGGAATGGTCAAAGTTTATACGATGCAGTAGATTACTTGTGTCCTACTCTATACCACCGAAATGACAGAGAATCGTCGGTTCATACAAGAACAGTCGATGGTGTTCGGACAGATATGGTAAAAGAAGCGTGCGATGCTTTGTTTGAGTTACACGGTGAAGTGAAACCTGTTATTCCAATCATAGCGTTTGAATACGAAGGCGGTCCTCATGTGAACGAGTCGGCAGTCGAACTTAATGCCATCGAGGTTAATAATCTACGAGACTATGCAGATAACTTCATAGTTTGGCACGCCTTGAGTGGGGAACTAGATCTGTTCGAAGGTAAATTAGACACTCTCATGAACGAAATAGAATTAGTAGAACAAGGATAAATAGAGTATGGCAGAAAGAACAGAAACACGACATTCTATACCTTCATATGGTTATTCATTCTTCGTTGACAATGAAAGTGGATATGCCTTTGATGCTGCCCTAACATTTGAACCAAACTGGTGGAACACTGCACCTTCATTTAATGTTGAAGTTTTAGACCCTGATGGGAAAATCCTATACAAAGAATACTTTGAGAGTGTAGACTATAAGGATCCGAATGTGTTTCATGGTGCGTCTGCTCCAAACGCAACCGATAGTGGCCCATTGATTTATCCTAATCACGAATTAATTTATCCAGACGCGAACGAACCGGGTATAATTTCAATTTCTGTTCCTGCGTCTGAAACTGGTGGTGTGTATCAAATAAGAATAATCACATCATACACAACGATAAACAGCGAAGGTAGAATGTCTTCGGTGGATCTAAGTTTAGATCCACCTTTACCATACGGGTGGAAAGGTGACATGGGATTTACCGATCTATGCCTGTTGAATGATGTTTTTGCAAAAAGTGGATCTGTTTATTTCTGTTCTTTGCCACCGGGAATCATTGATGATACCGATCCCAATGCAGGACTCAAACAATGGATTCAGGGAAGAGGGTTCTCTGACGGTTCTGCTGGATTTAACGTGAAGATATTTAAAGATGTGGTCGGTGGTGATGATGTCCTTTTAAAAGAAATTACGATGGAACGGGAGACAGAACCAGACGGAGATAGAAGACGTTCATGGAAAATACATGAAGTAAATAATACCCCATCATTGAATCTCGACTATTCTATTTCTGGACCAGAATATCTCAAGAACGATCCTTCACTGTTTAGGCAAGTGTACAGGATAGATTGGATTAATCTTGATGATGGAGATACATCAGATGCAGATCATGCACACGGTCTGTTACTGGAAACACACGAAGCAACAGAAAATGTGAATGAAGTAACGAGTGACTACAACTTACCAACAAATTATAATAGACAAGGTGCGACTGATGTTCCCTTAATTCTTTGCTCTGATAGAAATACTGCAATACGACTGAACAATGGTATCAGTTATATCTGGGACGAAGAACTGGAGGTCTACCCGTGGGACTCAAAGAGAATCACCTTCTTAAATTCTAACCAGAAGACAGCATGGTCGTTTTTACAACAGGCAAGACGATCCTACAAGTTGAATGTTCTTGATCAGGGTCTAGTAAACACACAAGATGATCCTTATTGGATTGGTAGACCAGGCATAGATCCGGAAGGTGATGACTGGGACTATGCAGGAGCGATGCAGGAATCTATACGCAGCAATATTCTTCAAGATATTACCGATAATTTCAACCCCGACGCCGGGGTAATCGAATGGGAAAATACAAAGTATTGGGGCGAGGACAAGATAAACAGACTCAGTAACGCTGTAGTAAAGGCGGGACTGTTTGAATTTTTACCATGTCACATATATGAACAAAACATGGATCCAACTTCTCCGTGGTTTGGAACATTTTGGAATTGGCATAAAAATACACATGAAGAAATCAAGGAGGAAGGTGGAACTGATCCAAATCAACTAGGAAACCCATACTCTAGTGTGTTTAGATATCTTCATGATTCTTCAGGAAACATCTACTCATACTGGAAAGATCAGGAGTTCCCAAGATTACTTGTTTCATCTAATCTCGCTAGACACTTAACAAGAATGTACTCACTCGGCGAGGGTCGAGAAGATCTTGGACTTGGTTTCCTTCGAGATGCTAATCCGTTATACAAGAATGTAGGAATTCGCAACAGAGTTGTGCTTGCACTAATACACCAGTTGATGACATTCGATCAAAATGGTGATAGCGTCTACTGGAATGATGATTACAGAGGCGGAGCAATCGCATTCACTACAAATACAATCATTCCTCTTTTGGATGTATGGGCAGATATTGGCACAACAGAGGATGATATCTTTGTTGGTGAAGATGCGGTTCGAGTTAAAGAGATTATAAAAACTGGTATCATGCATCACCTCGAACGATATGCGGGATATCTCATATGTTCTGCTCATAATCAATGGGTACATGCATGGATTGCTATGGCCAAGGCATCCGCATGTTTTAACGATAGTTCGATAGATTACTTAATGTTACGAAACATAAAGATATCAGACAATCGATACAACCACAATCATCCAACCTGGCAAGAGTCCGGTGGATACGATAATATTTACTGTGCATTTGCAATCTATTCTTTGACTGAGGTTCGAGGATATTTACTAAGAAGACGAGATACCATTATAGAAAATAATGAAGGTTCAGATGTTCTTGGTATAACTGAATTATCTCTTCGTGATCTTGAAAGTCAGATAAACGATCTTACTGATTATTGGAACCACACAATAGTTATCGAACCAGATGGTTCTCTTAATGGATCCCACGACTTTAATTCAAGAGTTGATGGCGCACAATGGGGAACTTCACCCCGGCGATTTTTGGAGTTCATTGGTTCCGCGTATGGTGACACAATAGAGATACCAGAGATGAACGCATGTCAGACTTTGGTTGCGTGGGTCACTGGAAGAAACTATGAGAATTGGAATGACATATACCGCAAGTGGCAAAACAATATTCCAGATCCATATGGTGTCTCGTTCGATCTTGATGTGAACGCGGGCGACGGAACTTCATTTGATGAAAAGAGAATATGGGTTCAAGAAAAAATGTTACCATCGAATGATAACCCATATTCTCCGACTAGATTCAGAGAACCATTTACAACCAATGGAGGTGCTTTGGTTGGATTAGATGGAACTGGAACTAATCCATCTTCTACAATAGCAGTCCCGAGAGCAGCGGGAATGCAATGGTTCGATAAAGATGATGATACATTGTCATTTTCCCAAGGTGCATCATACGCCATTTCAGGAATTTCCCCAGAAAATATTTCTGATGAACTACCCGAACCTTTACCTGCCCACTCCGAAACTCCATTTGTAAAATTATGGCCGACGTTCCGGCGATATTGGAATAATGATTCTACTGTTTATACAAATCAGAAAAATGTTGCACCAAATCCAGAAACACGACAGGACATCGGTTCGATATCTGTAAAGACAAATAAGTATTACTGTCATATTCATGCTGATGGTTGGAATCTGGCTAACCAAAATACAGATTGGAACAACCGCAGAAACAATGATCACGATCCAGAGTATATGTGGGCATTGACTGCATCTGCTGGTGGTGGATTTAGTCTCTTCACAACACCGGAAAATGGATCTGTTTTGTGTGGCCGTCGAAAAGGATGGTTGGGTTCTAATCAAATTTATATGAAACGGTACAAACGAGATACCGATATCACCGATCCAAATCTAGGTCAAGTGTGGAATGATGCAATAGATGCAGATGGATGTGGTTATGCTTGGGCAGAACCCGGTTCAGATAATGCAACTGCACAGTGGATTGAAGGTTCTGGTGATTTGATCGGAACATTCATACACAAACAACACTTCAATAGAAATTTCTTAACACAACCATCACTTTTAGCATGGAATTCTTCAACAAACCCCACTTTCGATGAAGTAGCACAGCAAGGGGGAATAGGATATATCGAAAGACGGTATGTTTTTACTGAGGATAATGTTGAATGTACAGTTACAATAGTTCCTAAGAGAACAGTTGTGTGGGATGACATCTATATGACGTTACCAATAACAATCATGGGTCGTGGGTATTATAGTGGCGATTCTCAATATGTTCAGAACGACCAGGCCAGAAAAAATACAAACAGATATAATGGCGATGGTAATATCCCAATTCGTAATACTTCATATGGAGATCTTTTTGAGACGGATAAAAATGGTTCTTGGAAAAGAGAAGTTTTCATTTCCGGAGATAAAGTAACAATAGGACATAGACATTTTAATCCACTAGGAACTGAAATATCTTTCAGTTCGAACAAAGTGGATTACATTGATAGACTCGTTTCTGGACCAGGGACCGATCCTTTATATCCACAGACAGGACAAACTCCAACACAAAATGGTAATTTCTTTTGGCCTCCCAGCGAACAAACATTAATAGATCAACCACAACTTGGTAAATTCGGAGATGTTGATGATCTGTTAACGTATTGCAATGGTGGACGAGATCAAAATGATCTTCCTGTTGGTTGGTCTGTCCCGGCACCTTCTGGTTATCACACAAAAACAACGGCAGGAAAGACTACAGATGATGCACTGCGTGTACATTTGAATGATACCGTGAAAAATTGGACTGCAAATGTACCAATATCATTTTCATTCACCATGACTCCGGGCAAAGATTTAGATCTGGCAGAGGAACAAAGTCAGTCCACCGAACGAAGTATAACAATAACAAATTACCCGGATCTAGAAAAACTTCCCGGTGGTATGATGAATGGTTGGGGTACAGAAGATGGTGCCAATCCTACTATGGATCACTCACATGTGTTCATAACAGAAGATCTCTTCGACAATCCGGACGCATTCACCTCACCTGTTTTCAATGAGGGATTGATGCCCGGTCGAGTCTTTGGAAACCCAAACGGACAATTCATACAGGGCAGCGGAACAATCCACATATTTGGAGATTTGCGTCTTGATCCGGCCGGAACTCCACCCGAAGACGGATCTAGTCCTTATGTTCGAGGACAAAATGGACCTGGTATCGCTGGATGTTCATTGATTCCAGGGCGACCCTCGATCGATTTTGGTTGGCACATGGCGCTGACAATGTTGTCTTCAACCAACGGAAACATGGGTTTCCCAGATAACTGTGATAAGGGAATACATGCTGTAACTCCGTTCAATGAATCAATCCATCTAGAAATACCATTCGAAGATCAGGCCGGTGGTAAGAATGATTTCTTCCTACACCTGCATGAAGACATGCAGGCATCATTCATGGATCAGAATGGCGAGTTCCGTCCCGGAAGTGGCATACTCTCTAATATCGTAATTAGAATCGATTTTGACGACTAAAGTATAAAACACGATGTGCCGGATGTATAAATACTACTACATCTCAAAATAATATAAGTTAAGGATTGTTGTACATATGGACTTATTAAAATCAGTTGATCTCGGTTTTTATGTTGAACTTGGAATCGTGATTGCTCTGATCGGTATGGGTATAACATGGACGTTAAAGCAGACACTCAAAAGATTACTAACCGGCAAAACAAACCGCCGGGCAAACGATCAACTATGGGATATGCACAGCGAAGTACATGAAGCACTCACGGAGGCACGAACGAAAGTAGATGCCGCAAGGGCAATGATTATTCAGTTCCACAACGGGGAATATTTTCTCGACGGTTCTGGTGTGAAAAAAATGTCTACCTCACATGAGTCGCTTCGTTATGGTATTTCTAGTTGTGGTGAGAAACTTCAAAACATCCTAATCTCCATGTGCGTTTCTTTGCTTCGGCAGATAAAGAAAGACACACCGTCCGTAGTTTATCTGGATAGGGATTGGCGTGAAGAAGATGAAAGTTCGTATTGTAAGAACTTTCTAGAGTTACACAATGTTCTGGCATTCTCTGTACAACCATTGAAGCACCACGGACTCATCACTGGTTTTGTCATGTTCCAGTGGTGTGCAACCGATAAAGTAGATGCTATTGATGAGAGAGTTGTTGAGAATATAATCGACGAGTCAGTTCGTAAGATTTCTACACATCTTACACTTCAGGCAGATAAATAGACATATGAGAGATAAAAAATACAAATTTTCAGATCTAGATCTTTCGTTTACTCGGAACCCCATTACAGGAGATGTTCCGCGTAAAACTAATTACGAAGCAGTAAAAAGATCAATACGAAATTTAGTTCTCACAAACAAATACGAAAGACCATTTCAACCGGGAATCTTCGGTGGAATAACAGATCAACTATTTGAATTAGCAGGACCATTTGCGGTCATCGAAACAAAAGACAGAATAAAACAAGTCATTCAAGATTTTGAACCCAGAGCAGTAGTACAAGATGTTACTGTGGCAATAGTAGCAGAAACGCAAAATATGCTTTGTACTATAACCTTTAGGTTGGCCAACGACGACAGAATCGAAACCTTGAATCTTGCACTGGAGAGATTACGATAATGGCAACCAACGATAGAAATCTTGAATTAACAGAATTAGACTTTCTGGATATCAAAGAATCTCTTAAGACGTATTTGAAGTCTCAGAACGTATTCAAAGATTATGACTTCGAGGGATCTGGATTATCAGTTCTTCTTGACGTGCTTTCATACAATACCCACTACATGGGTTTCTACGCAAACATGGTTGCGAATGAAATGTTCTTGGATAGTGCAGTCATGCGAGACTCTGTTGTCTCTCTCGCAAAGCATCTTGGATACACACCAACATCAAAGAAGGCATCATTTGCGACTGTAAATGTAAAATATAACACGACTTATGTATCCGGCACTTATTTGCCTGCATTCACTACGTTTTCTGCCAAGGGAGAAAACGGAGTAGATTATACCTTCCAAAATGAAACACCAGTGTTGATTGAGGAAGATACTAACTCAGACAATTCTGGCAACGGTATTGCACCCAATGTATCAATCTATGAAGGTACAAGAAGAACGATATCTTTTGTTTACGATTCCACTGTTACAAACAAGATGTTTACAATTCCGGATGTCAATGTGGACACCAACCATGTTGTAATCAATGTACAGACATCATCAACAGATCGGACTGGATACTTTGATGTATGGTCAGAGGGAACAAACTTCACAGACTACAAGTCAACAGATAAAGTATGGTTTTTACAGGAATCAAAAGACAACTTTTTTGAAATATATTTTGGTGATGGAATTGTCGGACAAGAACTTACAGATGGCAATTTAATTACTGTTACATATCTTTCTACTTCAGGATCTGCTGCAAATGGAATCGGAAGAAATGAGTCCACCTCAAATCGAGGGTTTTCTATCTCAGGTAATGCCTATATTGAAACAGTAGACTTTTCTTCTGGTGGTTCAGATCCAGAAACAATT